AGAAGATCACCAGACCAGCAGCCGCCCAGGAAACTGAGGCGGCTTTCAGTTTTTACAAGAGAATAAGCGAGCTTGGTGTAACGGCAGCATGACTGGCTCCAACCCAGTTGGCGAGAGTTCGAATCTTTCAGCTCGTGCGGATCACCACCCTTCGGGGGGAATGTGATCGTATATTGTTAACTGCATAGCGTGAGCATTCGGCGGGACGGCCAATCCCGCCACATGCCGCCCTGGACTATGCCAGGGCGGCGATGGGGGCGACAGGCAGGGTGCCGGTTGCGCTTTGCGAGCGTTAACGAGAGCGTTCGATCCGCTCCGCTTCCACCTTTACGCAGACGCCACTTTCCAGTCACAGTGAGGAAATGAAATTCCTCATGACAGGTAGGACAAAGTATTTCCAGGTTCTCGACCGAATTATTAGTTCGGTCAATGTCCTTATGGTTTACCTCAAGCACTTCTGGATGCTTATCGTAGCCACACATGGCACAGCAGTTTGGGTAAGCACGGAAAGCAATGTCTCGATATGAAGCAAGAGTGATACCATAATGATCGGGCTGAATCTCCTTAATTCCGCCGATCCGCTGGGCTTGATCTTTATGGGCTCGACAACAGAAGAAAAGGCCGCTTTTAGAATTACCCTGCTGGATGCGATTACGATAGAATGCGATACCACAGAAAGCGCATTCAAGATTTGGTTCGTGAACGACTCTGTTCTTCAAGCCAACAGCTGTGGCTGAACAGATCCGAGAACAATAAATACCCTGATTGCGATTCAGGTACCTTGTCTCGGCAAGATAGGGTTCCTGGCAATGATCACATAGACGGTGAATTTTAGACACAAAACTCCTGGGGGTAACAGGCAAGGAGCCGGTACATCTTCGCGGGATGCTGCGGTAGGGTTCAATTCCCTATACCTCCACTCTACACACTATCGAAAACTATTTCAAATCAAATGGGGCTGTGGTAGAAAAGTAATACGCCTGCATGGCATGCAGGAGGGAGCGGGGGCGGTACCCGCCAGCTCCACCATCAGCATCGAGGAAGACGGTAATCCGCCTGCCTTGGGAGCAGGATAAACTGGGTTCGACTCCCAGGGTGCTGACCAGACGACTGGGTGAGGGTAGAACGTGAGACAGCGGCGCTCACGGCTCCAGGGAAGAAACCCCTCAAATATGCCTGCTTAGCTCAGTCGGAATGAGCGTTCCCCTGAAAAGGGAAAGGTCCCCTGTTCGATCCAGGGAGTAGGCACGGTGAGGTCTGCAGACCTCACAAGTCAGGCTGGTATGGGTTCGATTCCCGCTGGTGCAGCCGCCTGACGCCTGGCCTATAAGCATTGTGGCGATGTGTCACTCTTCCAAAGTGACGAGCAGGGTTCAATTCCCTGGTGGGCCTCGAAAGAAAACAACAGGAGGATAAAATGCGAAAGCCTAAGCGCAGTCACAAGCAGTAATGCTCCGGTAACTCAGTGGTAGAGTCTACGATTCTTAATCGTGTGGCCGGGAGTTCGATTCTCCCCCGGAGTACGAAGAGGACCTGAGGGAAGGGAAATGTCTGAAACCGCCAGTGTTTTGGCTTGGCGTGACAGGACGGGTTATGCTGGCGAAAAGGCGAGATTAGCCAGCAAAGGAGCACCACTCGGTACGCCTCCGTGGGCATAAGGTGCTGTGTAAGGTCTTCTTTTCTTGCGGGAGTGACGGGAACTGGGATACCTCCTCGTTTCAAAAACTTGGGCTTGTGCGTTCGAATCGCACCTTCCGCACGGGACCTTAAAGGTTTGGCGGTAAATCAAAAAGGGACCAAAGAAATAAATTGGGAACCGCCATATTGACCACTAGGAAAATTGGCAACTCCGCCAGGCTCTGATCCTGGAGATTCCTGGTTCGAATCCAGGGTGGTCAGCAAGGCAGCCGGACTTTATCCGGTGTAGCCGGGGAGAGATATCCTCCCGCGTAATCCTCGTGAACCATGGATAACACGGGGAACCGCGCCTTCGTAGCTCAAGGGCAGAGCTACCGTTTCGTAAGCGGTCGATTCCCGTTCGGCTCGGGACGAAGGCTCAGACGTGCCGGGCGTGATGTGCGGCTTAGCGCCGTGATCGGGAAGAGCAGGCCCGATTGGCACGGTACCTGCTCGATACGCTCGTGCCGCAACTGGTAGACGGGCCAGCCCGAGGAGCTGGTTGATGCGGGTTCGACTCCCGCCGGGCGTACGTAAAGATAACGAAAGGTTTTTTAATGAGACGGCATCGCGGAAGACATCCAATGGCTCGGGTAGAACGGCGCTTTCAGGAGTGGGAAGACAGAGGATGACAGGTTACACAAAACAAAAGCACCTCCATCTTTACCATCACCTGCAAAGCGGGAACGATGAGCAAGAATATCACCGGCAAGATGGGGCCTGAAGCTGAGACCCAGTTTCTCGGCTTCCTGTTCGATCACGCACGAGAGCATCCAGACGAATAGAATCTGATATCCTTTTCTCATGGAGGATTTCCTGTCATCGGTTCATGGCATTCTCTTCACTCGCAGCATCCGCGACATGGACAGGTTCCCGGAGACCTGGCTGGAGCGGGAAGTGGCGTCGGTTAAGGTAAGTGACTTCTCTGACAGGGAAAAGGCGGAGCTTCTGGCGGCTGCCAAGATGGCCGAGCTGATCGATGACCGCAAAGCGTGGCTGCTGGAGGAAGTCAAGCAGGATCTTTCGGCAGCATAATGCCCTTGTATCCAACGATATGGCGTCCCTTGTAAGGACGGCCAACCGGGGGTAGCACCTGGCAGGGGCTCAGGTTAAGGAGGAGTGATGGAAAACTGGAAGGATGGTTTCTATGCCGCCCTGCTGGAGTTTACCAGGACCAAGCTGGGCAGGACGGACGCCACGGAAGTGGTAGAGGTGGAAACTGAGACACAGGAACGCGGCTACTGCGAGACCTGCTCGTACAGCACGACGGTCATCGTGATCACGTACAAGGACTCAGGCGGCCGGTTGAGGGTGGCCGAATGGGAAGGAAGCTTCAGCGATCTGATCAGCTCGCTGTAACACTGGGGATTCGGCCAAGGGCAGGCCGCGAGATTTTGGCTCTCGAAACGTTGGTTCGACCCCAGCATCCCCAGCTTTGCCTGCTTAGTGATAACGGTAAGCATTCCGCCTTGGTAAGGCGGCGGTCGGAGTTCAATTCTCCGAGCAGGCTCGATCCCTGCATTCAACTGTCATATGCAGGGCTCATGTCGCTGTAGCTCAACGGCAGAGTGCCTGCTTGCCGAGCAGGTAATGCGGGTTCAATTCCCGTCAGCGGCTCGAAGATGGGATACCACGCCTCCCTGGACGAGAGTCTCCATTCGGATAGGGAGATGCCTTGCGAGAGCAGACGTGCCCTGACCGAGATCCCATCATCATATGCGCGAGTGGCGTAATGGCAGCCGCGCTGGTTTCATCACCTCCACGTATGATATAATTCATACGTGGAGGTGTGTGCGACATAGATCATGGACAAACGAACAGCTAGCTGAGGCGGTCAGAGACTCGTGCTCGACGGCAGAAGTTCTTCGTCGTCTAGGTCTACAGGCAGCTGGTGGCAGTCAGGCTGTTCTGAATAAAGCTATTAGCGAGCTGAAACTTGACACTTCTCATTTCACTGGACAGCAGTGGAATAAGGGAATCTGCTGGAGCAGAGAAGAATACGCCGCCACTCTGACTCCACTACTCCGTAAAGGTCAGCGCATATCCCGCTTGCGTGAACGGCTGATCGCAAGCGGGCTTAAAGAACCCAAGTGCGAACTGTGTGAAATAACAGAATGGCAAGACAAGCCAGCTCCGCTTCAAGTGGATCATGTAGATGGCGATCACTTGAACAACGAACTAGAAAACTTGCGAATTCTTTGTGCAAACTGTCACATGCAAACGGAAACCTGGGGATTCAAGAACGGTCGCAGACGAACTGTATGGATAAAAGGGAATATAAATCTGGCAGCATCAAGCGCGAGTGGCGTAACCAGGTAGCCGCGCTGGTTTCAGGAACCAGTGTCCTCGGACGTGAGGGTTCGACTCCCTCCTTGCGCACTGGCTGGCAATGATCCTGCGGAGACTCCGCAGACACCTGACGGTGACGGTCGCCAGCCTTCACGGAGCATTGGCACAGCGGCTACTGCAACGCCCTGCTAAGGCGTGACCTTCGGGTTCCCGAGTTCGAATCTCGGATGCTCCTCTTTGGAGGATTCGCCTAGTGGCTTATGGCGCTGTCCCGGAAAGGCAGTTGAGCATCGCGTCTCTCGTGAGTTCGAATCTCACATCCTCCGCACGGACAGGCTCCCCCGATCTGCTAGCGTCGGGCGGTGTGTACACACCTGGGCCTGTCCTCTCTGGAAGGGTAAGCCGAGTGAGGACTACCGGCTGCCGTCCCGAAAACGGTTAGGGCACTGCGTCCCGTGTGGGTTCGAGCCCCACTCCTTCCGCTGGCTGCAACTCAATCGGTCATGGAGGCCATCCTGATAAGATGGTAGAACTGGGTTCGACTCCCAGGTAGCCAACCATGGCGATATGGTGAAACGGTATCACGAGCCTCTCATAAGGGCTAATTCCACGGTCAGCACGTGGTGTCGCTACCAAGGGTCAGTGGCCAAGTCTGGTGACGGCTCTTCTCTTATAAAGAAGAAATGCATAGGTTCAAATCCTATCTGACCCACAAGGAGGAAACAAATGCGAAAACATGCCCGGCGAATACAATCCAGGCTCCCGTAGCTGAATGGCCCAGCAGTGCACTTTTAATGCAACGGATGCGAGTTCGAGTCTCGCCGGGAGTACTAAGCGCCATTAGCTCAGAGGACAGAGCAGCGCCCTTCTATGGCGACGGTCGGGGGTCCGACTCCCTCATGGCGTACCATGCTTCATTGGAGGAAATGGATAACTCATCTGCCTCTCAAGCAGAAGATTGCCAGTTCAAGCCTGGCATGGAGCACTTTGGCCCCATCGTATAATGGCTAATATCCGAGTCCTTCAAACTCGGGAAGACGGATCGTAACCGTCTGGGGTCACTCGTCTGGTAGGTGTAGATTCGCCTGTTGGTAGCGCTGCTGACAGGTGATACGGTGCACGCCGGGACTGTATCCCGGAGGGTCGGGTTCAATTCCCGAGCCAGGCACGAGGGGGAAGTGTATGGCACCGTCCCGCTTCCCCCGTTTATTCCGGTATCCGTTAATAGGTAAACGGGCTGACTGTTAATCAGCTCCTCCTGGTTCGAGTCCAGGTACCGGAGCGAGGCGCTATAAAGCCGCTGGCGGGTCCTGCCCCGTGCCTCAAGCAGGAATGACCCTGTAGCTTAACGGTAGAGCACCATCCCGTCAAGATGGTTTGTGCGAGTTCAACTCTCGTCAGGGCCGCGCTTCTGTGGTGAAAAGGATATCATCTCGGATTACGAATCCGAGGGTGGGAGTTCGAGTCTCTCCAGGAGCACCATGCCCAGTTGGCCAAGCGGCTAAGGCAGCTCTCCTACAAAGAGCCGATCGAAGGTTCGAGTCCTTCACTGGGTACTGTGATCGTAGCCTAACGGTAAGGCAACGGGCTGTGAACCCGACTATGCCGTTAACTCGTAGCATAGGATACAATTAAATATGACACATGGTGGCAGTAGCTCAGATGGCAGAGCGCTGGGCTGTGAACCCGGAGGCCGGGAGTTCGATCCTCCTCTGTCACCCCAAGACCTGGCCTGGCTAGCCGGGCTCCTCGAAGGGGAAGGTTCATTCTTGAAACCTCCCCCTTCGAGTCCAGCAAGGTGCACGATCTCAGTCCACATGACTGACCGGGACGTCCTGGAACGTGTAGCCGAACTGACCGGACGTCCTGTCTATGACGTCCCGGTACGAAATAAGCGCTGGAAGCCAAGCTTTCGGGTCATGATCCACTACGAGCAGGCAGCTGAGCTGATGCGCCAGCTACGTCCGCTGATGGGTATCCGGCGACGGCAGGCAATCGACGCTGCGCTGGCTGCCCGGGATCAGGATCTGATCCTGCACCCTCCCCGGAAGCGGCTCAAGCCCGAGCACTACCGCGAGATCGCAGAACGCCTGGACGCTGGCGAGCGGGCAGTCGTCCTGGCTGCTGAGTTCAACGTCGCCCGTGAGTATGTGTACCGAGCGGCCAGGAAAGGCCGGGTAACTCCGGTCGATCACCCCGCCAGGGTTGAGCAGTTGGCGGCTCAGCTGCCTGTAAAGCAGTGGCTTCGGCGATGGGGGTTCGAATCCCTCCCCTGGCACCATAATGGCACTGCCTCCTGCTGGCACGACGATAGGATCAAGCACATGACCACTGAACACCGGAAAATGACAACTGAAGAGTTTGATCAGTTCAAGGAAACCTACATGCTTCCCGTCTGGCTGGAAGAGCGAATCGAGCAGGGTATCCTGGAAGGGATAAGCTATAAGCTGGCCATACCACTGGAGCGCCCGATCCGGGTAACGGAGATTCACTGGCGTCCCGGCGATCGGAACGCCCTGGTGGACGCGATTCTGCGGAAGGTTACCGAGCCTGGCCAGGAAATGCTGCTGGAGCTGAATGGTGTAAAGTACACGCTCACTAAGCTCCCGGTAACGGATTTACTGCCATCCGTCCGAAGGATGGCTACCCGGTCCGACTCCGGGCGGGAGCGCTCTGGGGCATATCTCACTGGCGTGGGAGGCCGGTTGCAACCCGGTCGCGGCTGAGTTCGAACCCGAGTAACCCGCCTATCTCCTAAATAGTGACCGGGTAAGTGGAATGATGGGGGTTCGAATCCCCTCTCGGGTACTATCAACCACGATTCGAACATGCTTTCGATAGAAAACGAAGAAAAAGCAGGTTCGATTAAGGAGCAGATCCCGGTTCAAGTCCGGGCGGGCTGGCCAGGAAAGGATGAAGATGCCGAGACGGGAAACGTGCTCCTGCTGGCATACGTACTGCTGCTCCCCGCCGCGAGGCAGGGAACCAGAGCACTGCGGTGATACGGCGAACGGGTGTCATATGCCGCCCGCAAGGAAATACTGGAAGGCGTCCAGCGCCGTCACCGGGTATATCCGCAGGATGATGAAGAAGAAATAGCTCACGCTATAGGAGAAGCAAGACAATAGCAGCTATTCCAGCGGCCAGGCCCAGGATGCAGATGAGCGCAACCAGGACGCGGAGGTTGTCGTTATGCTGCGCCGGGCCTTTGTGCATCGGCGTACTCCTCCCAGGAATGCGGCTGCGTGCAATGAACGGCCATCGTCGGGTGAACTTGATTGCAGCTAGCGGGGCGGTGCAAGCGGTCGTGAATATCCTCGTCACCTTCGAGCAGGAGAGAACCGCACCGGCAGCAGCGGAGAACGCCAGGATACTGCACGATCCCGCCGCCATGACGCGGCATGGTCACGCCGATTATCGGCTCATACTGATCCATCCAGTCGCTCCTTGATTGTCTCATGCAGCATGCCCTGCACGTTGAACAGGATGGAACACAGGACTTCTTCCCGATCTCGTTCCCGAGCTTGCTCAGGATGGCCTTCGAGAATCAGCCGCAGGTCCTGGATGTGCCGGGACAGGGAATGCTTGTAGGCGTCCAACGAGATACCGCGCTTCCAGTTGTCACTGTCCCGCAGCTGGCCGTCTGACTGCTGCCGGTGCTTGTGCATATACTCACTGAACCGCTGCTCGGCCAGGGCACTGGTGAATCCCCATGGTTCATGCTTGCCTTCGGCGGTGTCCCGCGTTGCCCCGGTGCTGAACGTCCGCAGCTCGCCGGAATCGGTGACCCCCAGCAGGGTCATGCGGCCTCAAGTTCCGCGACACGGGCCAGCACCAGGTCAACATCGGCGCGAGTCGTATGCGGATGGTCGTTGAAATATTGCTGCCGGTACCACGCCTCGGGGAAAACCCGCTCCGGGAACAGTTCCGTGATCGCCTGGCAGGCGTGGACGCAAAACCGCTCGCGCTCGTCCCCGGTCAGGCCTGCGGCCAGCTGAGCGCCGTTCAGGCAGACGGCACCATCGTCCGTGATCGTGTTGAACTTGGCCCACCCTCGCTCATTCAGCTGGGCGGCCACTCGCTCTGCGTTCTGTGTCATATCCTGATTGTAGCAAAAAAGAAGGCCCTCCGGAGAGGGCCTTCGTTAGTAGCGGGGGGCTGATTTGAACAGCCGATCTCTGGGTTATGAGCCCAGCGGGACACCCAACTTCCCCACCCCGCGTCGTTGATACAACGATATCATGGCAACGATGGTGATGTCAAGCTTCCTTCCAGGTGATATTTTCAGCTAGTTCAAGCGGATGCAGCTCGACCTGACTGACCCAGTACGCCCACCGGTACCCTCTCGGGTTCCGCAGATACTTCGGCTGCCGGGCCTCATGCCCCCAGAACCATCCCCGGATGACCAGCTCGGGCGGAGCGCCGGTCACCAGCACGTACCGGCGGCTCTCCGGGTCATTGGTCCGCACGATCAGCATCCCGTTGTCGCGGTAGGTATGACGCACCTCGATGTCCGGCAATATATCCGGAACGTGGTGAAATGTGTTGAACGGCAGCATCAGGTCCTCGCCGAGATGCTTGCGGACGGCGAACTCCGCGCAGCAGCCGCCCGTCTCCTGCTTGATCCGCTCCTCGTCCGTGCGGCTGTACGTGCTGCTGTGGTTCAGGTTCCTGGCATCGCCGTCCTGCTTGCGCCGGAGCGCCTCTGTCATGCAGAAGGCCATCTCATTGTCATCCAGGATAATCGGGATCAACCGTCCTCCAGGCATGAAGGAACAGCCCCAGCTCGGAGCAGGAGAGCTGGGGCTGTGTTCCTGTTAGGGCTTAGGGGCGTTCGGGACCGCGTAAATGCCAAGAGCCGAGGCAATCGCCACGGCCAGGGCGACATAATGATTACTGCTGTAATAAAGACTGGCGAATGTCAGGCCCTGGCCTACGATTCCGACGATGAACTTGCTGTACTGCCCGAGATTAAGCTTCTTCATGATGACTCCTTAGAGGCCATGGGAATGCAGCCAGTTCATGATCTGCTGCCACTCCTGCTGCTCCGCTGCGGCTGCCTGCTTGACCAGCGCGACCAGCTGCTTCAGCAGATCGGGGGCAGGCGGAGCGGGAGGAACGGGAACCGGCAGGGGCTGCCCGGTCAGCTCCTGGTAGTCCGCCGCCAGCTGGGTGACGTTCACGCCTGCCAGGAATGCTTTACTGCCCAGGTGCTCCGGCCAGATCACGGCCCAGCACTCCTCAACCTGATGCGACCAGAAAAGATCAGTGAAGCTGGTCTCCTGAGCCCACGTAATGAACCGCTCATCCCCGCCGAGCGCACCCGTACCGGGAGGCCCGTAGCCGCCGACGATCACGCTGTGACCGCCGTCTACCGGGCTGGACGGGTCATAATCCCAGGGCTGTCCGGAATCGAACTCGGTCATGTTGGAATTCAGGACATTGAAGCCAACCCAGACCGAGCCGAAGATCGCGATGGCGGCCTTCACCTCATCCGGGTTCGTGTAGTCCACCTTGGCGAATGCGATGGCCTTAACTCCGTCCGGACCGCCCGTGGCGTGCAGGTATTCCAGGGCGGTCTGGATGTCCATGCCGTTATCTTCGGCGGGGAAGCCGGGATTCTGCGTCTTATAGAAGGCGATGACCTGATCGAGACCGGGGTAATGGCCGGGTGGTGTCAGCGCCGAGGTGACCAGCCGCCGCACGTTGCTCCACGTGACTGCTACGCAATCACCGTACTGGTCATTTCCCAGCATCTGCCAGGACCGAAGCGCAGCAAGATAATCCTCGGACGCCGGATGTACCGGCGTGACGCCGGTCAGCAGCGGACCCAGCTTGAGCGCCGGGGCATTCTTCGGCGCTCGCCGTCCGAACTTGAGAGTCATAGGATCTCCATGACAGAAGTGTGGCGATTCGTGCAGATCCGCCAGTTGCAGGAAGGGTTATCGCAATGACTGCGGGTTGGCTGCTGGCAGTGAGCGCACAGGATCGGCTCCGGCAGTTCTTCCGTCATGCCGCCTTATTCCAGTCGCCCTTGGCCGGGTCGAATACGAACAGGTGCAGCTGGCCGTCCAGCCCGGTGCCGAGTATCGCCGCCTCTTTCCACGTCCAGAACTTCGGGTTATCCCACTGGCCAGGAGGAGACGCTACTTTCGGCGGGTCGGTCTTGCTGCTGCGGTTCTTGAGCCAGGATGTAAGAAACATATCAGAATCAAAGCTCCCATTATCTTGATATTGAACACCTACAACTGGATATGGACCTGCGGAAGCGTTCAGCATCGACAAGGCACCGTTCGCTCCGATACCCCAGCTTGCAACCCAAAGGTTGCAGTGCACAACTCCGCCTGAGACTAGAGCATTGACCACGGGAGTGATCATAGATTTTGAACAATAAATGCCAGGATCACGTTGACCTGGCCGGACTGCATTATGAAAAGACAGTTGAGCCTGCTTCGCCCAGGCCGCGCAATCGGCAGGAGTGGCTGCGCCATTCTCGACATCTAGGATATCAGCAGTATGATCAGTTGCAGCTGGGTCCTGATCAATTCGCACCGCGTCAGGAAATTCTGCAAACTGAGCCGTCGTCCAGCGAATGTCACTAGAGCCGGTTGTATATCCGGCTACCTGGGTACCCTTGGCTAGAACGTGAAAGTTGGCGGATATGGCATCAGTCGCTGGTGTTGTGGAAACCATTCAGTCTCTCCTTGGCGAGATATTCTTTCACTCTGTCGCCGTGGTCAATCCACCATTCGACCTTAGAGTTGCAACTCTGACAGAGCAGTCCGCGAATGCAGTCTCCACAGGTCATTCTGCCCGGACAGCAATTATGATCATGGTCTACCGAAAACCGGTATTTCTGAGGTGGATTCTTGCATACGGCACAGACTCCGCCCTGTTCGGCAAGAAGGCGATCATAATCGTCAACAGTAAGCTTATATGCACTCTTAAGCCACTGTGGTTTCCGGTTTTCGCGATGACAATTTTTACACTTACCTGACTGCCGATTATTAGCACGCATCCATTTAACGGCCTGCATTTCTTCATCAGGTTTTTCTGTCTGGCAACCATTACACCAGAGAATTCCCGGAGGAAGCGTAAGATCCTTACTGCGCCTCTGACGAAACGGTACGTCAGCTCGAACATCACCATAGGTCTTATGGCGCGCATAGTGGCCGCCGCAGTAGGTAAGAGCATAATGCGGTCGTCCGCACCCAGAGACCGAGCAGGTGTTCGTCACATCATCAGTCTACCCCGTCAGGATCCGAAAGTCACCCGGATCCTGTATCGGTTTTGATCTCATCCAGCTTCGTCATATGCTCCCGGTGATGCCGGTCCTGCACGGCCAGCATCTCCTTGTGCAGGTCAGTCATCGCCTTCAGCTTCAGGTACACGAACACGTAGACGATCAGCGAGGCGGCCAGGTTCGGCCAGATCGGCACCCATGCATCCTGGTAAACCCAGTGATAAAACCACGGTCCCACACGCCTCCGCCGGTCCGTCCGTCGTGCAGCATGGTTCTAGGTACAGACATTCGGGGCATCTGAACTTGGAACCGTACGGCTCAAGCTCAGCCGAGTTACAGCAAGGGCAGTCCAGTTCTCGCGGCATGCGGCACACATCCAGTCAGCTAGCTCGGCGAAACGGCCACAGGTATGACAGTATGCCCCGCTGTTCCTCACCGCATCCACACATGCATTCACCCTTGCATTTCTGGTGCCACGTCCTCGCCCCGGCCAGGATCAGGACCCTGTTCTCCTGGTTATGCCAGGGCATGGCCGCTTCCTCGGCTAGGTAAACCGCCATCTCGCAGCTCTTGCAAACGTCAGTAAGGCCACTTGTCATGCGAAGAAACTGCCTCCAGCAAAAATCCCCAGAGCATGAAGAACTGCCAGCTCCATACTCCGTGCTTAATGGACCAGGCGTAGAAGATGACGCTCAGCGCGAATGCAATGATAGCAAGAAGGTGAGTCACGGGGTTCTCCTCGCGCGGAGCCAGATCCAGGACATCCGGGCCAGGGCCAGGGTGGTCAGCAGCGGGCCGGACACTTCCAGCCAGGCCAGCCAGGAAGCGGTCAGCAGGCCGTTATCGAACCAGAACACGTATGCCAGCGGGAAGGCGATCGGGACAATCGACAGGGCGGCAAGGACGATCGCCGTGCCGATCTCGTTCTTCCACCACTTTGCCCGCAGACTGTAGATCCCGGTGAAGACAAGGGGCAGGAGCGTCGCCGTGGTCAGGCCGATCCGGTACATCCATTCTTCGATATTCCCCTGGCCGGACCACCAGTACCCCAGTCCGGCGTAAGCAACAAGCCCGGCGATCAGGACGGCCCAGAAACGAGCCGTCGTACTCCTGATCATCTCCCCTCCCCGTTTATCAGCGAATCATGAATAAGCTGTGCGAAATGATTATGGTCACGCCATTTAGCCAGCGGCGTGATAACCTGCTTCCTGGTCCGCTCCAGCTCTTTCTGGGACCGCTCCACCTCGGCCTCGGCAGCCTCGGCACGATTCTTCCATTCCCGGTGCAAGCGCCAGAGCCATTTCATAATGAAATGTCCTTCCAGGTGAGATTTTTCCCCCTGTCCTGCTTGCGCTGCTCGGCCACGTCCACCAGCGCCTGGATCAGCTGATTGGTGATCACACCCTGGCTGGCTGTCTCTATGCTACGCTGCCGCTGTAGTTCATAAGCTTCCCGGAGAGCCTTATTCTCCTTCTCCAGTTTTTTATATACCCATTTAGGAACTAGCCAGCCAGTCATCATGAGGATGACAGCTATTCCCGCAGTCCCCGCGTTCACGAGCACGGTCAGGACTGCGGAATCCATGTCCACCCTCCATTAGCAGGGGAATTTCACATGCACTCTCATCTGCTTCTTTTCATTATAGTAGATTCAGCTGAGCAGGCCGGAAATTAGTAGGATGACCGCCGATTATGGCCACGACAATCGTGGCATTCGTCCCGGTACCATGCCGTGCTCTGATGGGACCTTTCCGGTGAGGAGCTGCCTTCTCCTGAACAGTCCTGCCAATGCGCCACGTCTGGGCAAAAGTCTGGGCCGCCTTGCTCATTTCTCACGACCAGTAGCCCGAAGGCTCGAAATCTAGCGTCAGCTCTACCGACGCGACCACGATACCCTCACCGGCATTATCATCATTCATCCCGCCGAACCGGATCTTCCGGTTGATATTACTCACCCGGAACGTCCCGGTCGCCCCGGTGTTGCCAAGCTGCCAGTTCTGGCAGGTTACCACGTCTCCCACATTCACCCCCAGGATCAGCGGCCACGCCGCCGGATAAGGCGCAGCGTCGATCCGCAGGAAGCTTACCCGAATCTGCAGTACGCCATAATTGGCAAGAATCCAGTTAGCCTGGGTCTGCATCTCCGACTGAGACTGAAGATAAGACGTGATCTGGAAAACCTGGGCACCATACTGCCCCTGGGAGGCGAGAACGGCCGCCACGCTGACCGGCGTAACCGTGGCCAGGCTCGCCCCATCGGGACTATAGGGAGTGATCTGGATCGTGTTCCATATTTTCTGCGGGTCTGCGACCCAGCTGAACCCTTCCTTGTAATACGGGACTGCCGACGCTGATGCCCCTGGAGTGGGCGGTGCATTCGGAGTGATAGTCCATACCGGAGAAGAATACTGGGAATCCAGGTGCGACTTCTGCCAGTACGTCAGGTTCCCGAGATTGTCAACGAACAGCAGGCCACTGTCAGACTGGGCGATATTGACAGTATTTTGCCCCACCTGCTGCCCGCCGATATCGCTTGCAGACTGAACGGCAAGAGACGCCGGGTCAATGCACCGGCCCGGATAACTCGCCTGCCCGTAACCCAGGATCCGTTCTATTCTCTGCTGTACCGTATCCCCCAGTGCCGACGCAGAGGCGGGAGGGGATGCCCCGGATCCGGCAGCGACCTGGCAGACACCTTGCCCGGACGCCGCAGCGCCATAACCGGAAATAAACGAGTCTCCCGACCCGGCTACGGTTGCCGCCGAGGTTTCCGATCCGACCGCATTGGCCGTGTAAACAGTGAACGTAGGGGCAACGCCGCCCCACTGCACCCACAGAGTCTGCTTGTTTGTCGCGAGAGTGTTATAGGCAACCGATGTCGCCCATGCGGACGGTCCTGACGTGACGGCGTTCGGAGCGTTGGCCGTAACGCGAGCCGAGGCAAGGACGCCGGTCAGGGCAGTATAGGCTCCTGCATGGCCAGTTCCGTCAGGAGCATAATAACCCGTCTGGATTCCGGAAGCACTTGAAGCACCATTGGTATTGGTCCAGTCCACCTCAATCGCAGTCGGCGCGGGCATCTGCCCGAATCCCGTTACGGCGGCTACGTAATGAGCCAGCACCCGCCACGCAGGCAGGCGGGATGAATAAACAGCCAGATGGGAAACGCTGACATTACCGCCATGCACCAGTCCGGTACCTGCGGTTGACCCGCCGTTAGCAGCCAGGTCGCCATTGACGATCAGCCAGTCCCAAGCGCTCGTCATGCTCGTACCCGATCCGGATACGAGCGCAGTGGCACCGCCGTTTACGTACACCGTCCAGGCGGAAGTCGTCATGCTCACCGCGACGTGCACCCACGACTGAGATCGCAGGTCCGATGTCGCGTAAATGCTATGCGACGTAGGAGTGGCACCGCTATAGGTAATGAAATTCAAGTTCCCGGACGTGTCCAGCTGCATGATCGCAACAGGGTTAGAATCGGTGGCAAGCTCAAACAGCGTGAGAGCAGTCTGCGGCTGCTGGCAGAGCGGGGATGCACCACCGCTGTTAACCGTACTGGAAGAACCGAAGAACGTATAGTTAAACCACCCTTCGACCGTCACTCCATTGGCCAGGACCGGGAAAGCGGCATCATTGCAGTACAAGAACCAGCCCTGAGATCCGGTATTCCCGGCTTCCGCGAAAGCTTGCCACGAGGCAGCACCAGGATTGGTGGTGACCGGACTGCCCGACGAAAATGATGACGGAGACGACTGCGGGTCGCCATACATCCAGCCCTGGTTAGCGCCGACCGTATAGACAGCCGCAGTGGGCGGCCCGAGGCCAGAAGTGGTGACACCGGCTTCGGAGTAAGGGTATTCCGTGATCGCCCCGTTCGGGGAGACCTTGATGTTCAGCACGTTCGAATTGCCGTTAGCCGCGTTAATCAGGCTGACTGGCAAGACCCCCCCGGCCAGTGGCTGGTCATCGCACGGCCACCATGCATAGGGAGAATCCTGGTACACTTCGCCACGATACGGAGTGGGGGCGAAAGATGACAAGGTGGACCAGATGTCGGTCCCCGTAGCGGGAACATACCTGCGGTAAGCGGAATTGATTTCCTGCGGCAGTTCCTGTATGTTCCGCTGGATGACATACCAGCGATTGACCGTGTTCCCGCCGAGAGTCCCGATGGCCGCGCGAAGGCGCACCGGAGTGCCGGTACCGGCCGGACCGGCAAGATAATGGGAGATGATCTCCTGCGCGGTCAGCGCCGTTCCGTACACTGCCGCCTCAGACAGCAGCCCGTTCAGGTAGTCCCCGTTATATGTCGGGTTATACCCCAGGCCGATCCCGGAGGCGAGCCCGGCCGCGACAGTCCCGGAAAAGCCGCTGGTGGTCTGCAAGACGCCATTGACATAAATTTTCACGTTCGTGCCGTCATAAGTGCCGACGATGTACGTCCATCCGGTCGCGGGAACGCTCCCGCCAGCGGCGTTGCCGTTCGTCGTGGCATTCCCTACCCAGAACTGCGGCTGCCCGCTGTTGTTCGCCATCAGCTGGAAGCCTTTATTGTCCACGTCCGGATGACCGTTAGCGACTAGCCGGGGGCTGTTTCCGCCCTGCGACAGGCTGTTATAATTTACCCACGCCTCGACGGTGATCGCCGACAGCGGGCCAGGATTGTACGTGGTAAGGATATGGCTAGTCGAGCCGGACGCGAACGCCGCGCTCGTATTCCCGTTCACCGCTTCGCTGGCGTTACCGAACGTTACGCTGGTGGCCGTGCCGGTATGCGCGTTCCCTGACGAGTCTGCCGCCGTCCCTGATCCGGAAGCGTCATTCAGCTTCCACCATCCCAGCGGCGACAGCTCGGACACGTTTCCGTCATAGAACCCGGCCAGCGGTGACCATTTATTGCTATACGGAAGCGCCTGCGGATTGTCAGTAGACAGCGCGTTATCATTATTGTCCAGCTCTAGCAGCAGGTTGGTTGCCTGCACCTGGTTCAGCTGGAACTGGATGCCGGTTGTCTCATCCCAGGACCACGCCCTGCTCGACAAGTCAGTCCACGTCAGCTGGTCGGGCGGAGTCTGGAACCCGCCACCGAAGGCCGCCTCTAGTTTTACTAGCGGCCAGGTCGGATTCTGGCTGGCGGGAATCGGGGACGAGGCCACCGCGAGCACCCCGATAACCGCGCCGGACAAATCGATCGCGCTCACCGCAGTACCATTCACCGAGATGGACCCGGATGTGACGATCCACGCTGAGTTCAGCTGTGCATCAGACGTATGGTCGGTGCCGTTCGTCGCCTGCACGGTATGCAGGGTCGTCCACGAGGCAGGAGCGAACGCCTGCCCGTTGGCCGTATTGTCCCCGCCGATCCCGGCAATCAGGAAGGCGCTCGCAGAAGGTGCCCCCAGGGCAAGATTCAGCGTTGTCGCAGCAGCCGCGTAATTTGTGTTAATCCCGGTAACCGTATCCCACGGGCCGAGTCCGGACACTTCTACGACAAGAACGGCGAAAGCATCAAAGCATCCGTTCGGCGCGACATACACGTTCCCGGCTACCGCTGAGATATTTGCGGCATACCAGATAGCCGTCCGGGTCAGCGCGGCTCCGGTGGACACCGCCCAGGTGCTGTTCGTCTCGTTGCCCGGCCGCCAGAAGGAATGGATATCATCACCGACTCCCACGGTGAACCCTGAAGTGGTAGCAGCCTCATTCATCGCCACCAGGCAGAACAGCCAGTTCCCGGCGGTCGGGGTTCCCGACCCCCCGCCGACCGAGTTCCCGGCCGTAAGGGCGACGACGACAGACTGAAGTGCGGGCGAAGTATTGGCAAATGAAGAAGGCTGGTTAAATGTCCCGGCCCACTGATTCACCACGGAAACTGCCACTTACTTCTCCTTACGCACCCTTGCCCTGGGCCTGCAGGCCGGTCTTGTTGTTTCTGCGAGCCTGCTTCAGCAATTCCGCTTCGATCGTCGCCACCAGCTGCTTGACCTGCGCCGGGGTGAGGTTCAGGCTGCCGCCGCTGCCCTTGGCATTGATATTGATCGTTACGTGATTAGTGGTGAACGATCCCGATCTCAGGTTCGGGGCGATGAACCCGCCATACTGAGACATGGCCGCCTGGGCTCCCAGTCCCTTCGTGGCAACCCCCAGCTGGGACCAGAGCTTGTTGACCCCGGAAATGCCGCCGTAATCGTTGAGGATCGACTGGGCGAGGGCGTCACCCTGAACCGGGCCAGCGCCGATCAGCTGGGCGATGATCGCCTTATTCAGGTGGCCCTTGCGCAGCTTGCCGATATCCTTGGTGAAACTCTGCACGGTCTGCAGGTAGGACTGCATCTGCTCGGCAACCGTGCCATTTCCCGATCCGGGAGTGACATCCATGTTCCCGAAGATCCCGGAATTGCCGAATCCCTGCCCGGACATCGCGGCCGAGGCGACATTCCTGGCGTAGGTAATCTCCTTGCCGATCTGGCTGACCAGCGCGTCGGCGATCTTCTTCGCACTGGCAGACTTCAGTCCCTTGGTGATCTCGTCGATCAGGGTGAAGACAAAACCCTTCAGCCTGCCGGTGATATCCCCGCGAGGGAACATATCGCTGGCGGGCTTCCAGGGACCAGGGAAGAAGTCGTGCCCCCAGGGCACTATTCCCCCATCGGCGAAATGCGAGGAAGATGATTGCGGCATGCCGCCGAAACCGGGAACGCGGTATCTTGACAAGATCGGGGCGATCAGGGATACCAGGTTCCGGGGAACGATCGCCTCACCCGGCTCCAGCATCGCCGGAATGATGTCCCCGGTCCCGCTGCCGGGGACCAGGCCGCCGGTCTGGAAGCCGCTGGTCTTCCCGATGTTCCCGGCCGCGATGGCTCCTGCCACCGGCCCTGCTGCCCGGACGACCGCATTGTAGATGACCGTCCCGTACAAGGTCGGGATGTGCGGCGGATGGAAATAGGAATAGAACTGGACCGTTTTCCCGTGCACCGCGTTGATCGCCGACTGGGCACCGGATGTATCCGCATGCGTCGGGATCTTGACGTCATGTGCCCGGATGTTCGCCAGGTCCGACTTTGCCTTGGAAACATCAGCGGTTGCCTTCAGCGTGATCTGGTGATCTCTGGTCGAAGCGGAGATCGACGACTTCAGCGCCGCCTCGTCCGCCTTCAGCTTGACCGAGGCCTGGATCCCGGAAATCTGGGAATTGATCGCACTAATGGCACCCGGTGAAACGTGGAGGTTCTTCAGGATGGCGTCGACGCCGACCTGCATCTGACCTGCCCCCACGCCACCAGCCGTCATGCTGGACATCAGCCCGCGCAGAGCGCCCACGTTGTAGGGATGCGCCGCCAGGCCGAGAGCCTGCTGAGCCATCTGCCCGGACAGGGCGGACTGCAGGGCGCTCGGGCCGCCCATGTCCCCGGTGATCAGGCTCGCCGCGAGGGCGGGAACGTCCGCGACGGCCTTGGTGCCCTGGGTGAGGATGCCCATGGCACCCCGTGCGCCGGGAGCCATCCTCGTGATCGCCCGGACGAGAGCCGCGTAGCCCATTCCCACGCGGATGCCGGGAATGTTCGCCTGCATGGCCTGCTGCTCCAGCATGTACTGGGCCATCGGGGAATGCGCGGCCAGCGGCAGCATCGACTGAATGTCAAACGCGCCCAGCTGGGCTCCCTGCTGCCCGGTGATCGCGCCAAGCGTCAGGTAGGTCCGCATCTGGTCCAGGTTCGCCTGGTTGGCCGTGATCATCCCCTGCGGCCCGGCGAACGCCGTCCACGCGGCAGCGCCCTGCGGGGTGAAGACGTTGCGCAATGCGCCAGCCATCGCGCTCATGGCCGGTGCGGGCGCGAGCTGGATGCCCGCACGCCGTGTCCCCCGCGTTGCGACGGCACCGCCCAGCATGGAGAACAAGGCCGCCTGACCGCCCGGACCGCCGGTCATGATCTGGGTCATCGCATCGAGACCCTGGTTGACCTGCGCCAGGGATTTCATCTCCGTGCTGGACATGATGTAGTCGGCCGCGCCCGCCATGAGCAGCCCGGAGGCCATGCCCGGCTGGCCGCCGACCGTCGCGGTCCGGTACGTCTGCATGAACTGCTTGAGCTGCTGCTTCGCCGTCGCGTCCAGCTTGCCGCCAACGATATCCTTCGGCCCGATCATTGCCATGCTCATCGCCTCGAAGGCTTGAGTCAGGGAAATGCCCTTGATGCCGATGCCCTGCAGGGCCTTGACGGCATCTGGCCCGGCCGCCACCAGGTCACCCAGCTGGGAGGCGAACCCTCCTATCGCGTTCTGGATGACCCCTTGTGCCGATGGCCCCATGCCAGCCTGCGGCCCGAACCGGGCAATCTGCGAAGCCGTCTCCATTGCCGGGATGTTCTGCTGTATCGACGCCGCCAGCCCGCCGGGAGCTAGTCCTCGGGTCATCTGGCTTGTCTTGAAAAGCGCGTTCGTAATCGGCGTCAGTTCGCCTGCGCCAAACGACCGGCCGATCACACTCTGGAACCCGGCTATCTGTCGCATGTCCGCAGTGGGCATCGTGCCAGCGAGCTGAGACATCGCGAAGGCAGTCAGCGCCGCCGCCATGGTTCCCGGCCCCCCGGCCACGTCCAGGAACCCGGCCAGCCCGGAGCCGCCTTCGGCCAGTCCGGTAAGGGAGTCGGCAGCGGCGATTCCCCTGGTACCAAGTCCCATCCGCTCAGCCAGTCCGGACAGGCCGCCAACTTGCCCGCCGCCTAGCCAGCGGGGAAGTTTCCCGCCGCTTAGCATCAGGTCGCCCCACCGCCAGCCCGCCTCTCCGGCGAGAAGGCCGCCTATCAGCGGTCCCGGAATAGCGCCGGAAGCCATGTTCATGAACCCGGTAATGCCCTTGAGGCTGTTCAGGAACAACGGCCCCATTCCGGGCAGATTCGGAGCCAGGTTCAGGAACATGTCGCCAAGGTTCGCCCCGATATCCCCGAACGAACGCAGGAATCCGGTCCCGCCCGATACCGCCCCGGCAAGCTGCGTCATGCGGTCATGCAAGACCATGTTCGCGACGCCCCGGTTGATCATCGCGATCGTGTCCACGCCCATGTTAGTGAACGCGCCGGAACCCTGGCCCACCATGTCCCGCAGGCCGCCCGCGATCCCGAATACGCCGCCCTGAGCCAGGTCCTGCGCGTTCTGGAGATTGCGGCTGAGGCCCAGCATGGTGCCGAACGTCTGGTTGCCGTAAGCTGCGCCGAGAGCTTCCTGCGCGTTGTACATGGCACTGCCGCGCAGGTAAAGATTCTGGCCCGCCTGTAGTCCGACAGCGGCAGCAGAACCGGCTGCGATTGCGGCAGGGATGATCGTGGACAAAGACTCCAGGGTGGCCATCATGATCAGGTGGACCATCTTGGCGGTAGGCAATCCCGCGCCGAAGATGGTCGAGGGCTTAAAGGCTCCGAAGAACCCGCCCGCGAAGGCGGCCATTCCGCCACCGCCATCGCCGCCACCGCCGCCACCGCCACCGAAGGTGCCTATCAGCATATTCTGCGCATCGGCAACACGGGACCTGTCGCCGATCCGCCTCCCGGAATACATGGCATCCTGTGCCGCGAGAGCGGTATTGAGATCATTATGGGCGGCGGTCAGGTCCTTGGTGAGCTGAAGCTGTTCCTCCCTGGCAGCCTTAATCTCCTTAGATGTTGCGACCATCTGCTGTTCAATATCGTTAGAGCGGTCGGCCTCCTTGATATACCGGACGGTCGCTTCCCGCATGAAATCGGTCATCCCGGCATGATCCTGGTAAGCCTTCGTGGCCTCTTCGATCAGGTGGGTATGATCCTCGATCTCTATAGGATTATCATTAAACCTCTTGTTTGCCTCGGCAGCCCTGTCGATCACATCTTCCATGTCGTTGAAACTCTGGATGTATTCCTTCTGCTTCTGCATCTTCTCGTACTGATTAGCAACCATCGCGATGCTGCGTTCGACCTTCTTGATCGACTGCTCAACCTCATCGAGACTAGCGGCAAGCTCCTTGTTGTCCCGCCTGATCTCCAGGTTCTTCTTCCGGACCTTATCCCATTCCTCAAGATACTGGCGGGCGTCGGCAAGGATTTTCTGTTCAGCATCAGGCAGGCCCTTGGCAACCATGTTCGCCTCCTTGATGCGTAAGAATCAGGGGTCGTACTTGCGGAATTCATCGACCATGGCCTCGTGCAGGCCGCCGTCGTCAATCGCTTCTTCTGTCGTAGTCCGGATATACGGGTGCGGAGGGACGTCCAGGAACTTGTGATACCAGGACCCGCCTGAGTCTTCCCAGTGCATGAACTTCTTTGAAACCGGGAAAATGCGGCAGCCAAACTCCAGGATCCGGCCATAGTCGGAAGAGTTTCCCCAGCTGGCCTCACCGAACAGTTCTCCAGTCGCCCGGTTCACGTACATGGTCCGGACCAAGTTCCCGGAGCCGATGGCGGGAGGTTCCCCGCCTTTCGTGTGATGCCATGAGCCGGTCGGGTGCTGGGACCGCATCATCGTGTCCTGCTTGGCCCGGTTCATCAGGTACTCGGCACCCGCAGTGGCCGCAGCCGCCGCACCCTGCTTAGCCAGGGCCTGGGCTTCGTCAAGAAACTGGCCTATTTCCTCGGAATTATCGTTGAAGGAAATGTTCATGACATTTCCTCCTCAAAGAAAGAAAGGCCATGGCTTTTACACCATGGCCTCCTGTTATTCGTGTTACTGATGTGAATCCGGCAAAGAGAAATAATAATCTCACTGCTGAATCGCTTGCGCTTCCCGGTCCAGGGTCGCCTGAGCGGCTACCAGTGCATCCTTCTGCGTCCGCAGCCAGAAATCTTCTTTCAAGCTCAGCTTCCGGACCACCTCGGGCGGCCACTGGTAAGTTTCCGCATACCAATGGTATACTTCCATCTCTGACGGAAATCCTGCTGGCTTTCGCGGGGAATTTGGCGATCCCGGATTCCTGGCCTGGAACAGGAAATAATGAGTCAGCTGGCGGGTTGACTTTTTGGGTCCGGCAGGTCCCGGCCCTCGATCTCGTCCATCAGCGGCTCGATCGCCCTGGCCAGGTACGCATAGTCCTTGAGATTCATCGCGTTGCCGATAACGATATCGGCAGCCTGGAAGTTGTTATCTTTCGGGATCGGGACAGGATAGCTCCATGCGGTGATGATCCTGCCCAGCAGTGCGTTGCGCATGTCGTTGCGCATGGCCAGCGCCGAGACCTTGTTCCCTCCCTCGCCCATCATCACTGTCGCCACCTCGTCGACGGCGAACTTGTCGACGGCCATGAGGGAATCCCTGTACTCAACCCAATTGGGCTTGTCGTCCTGACCCTTGCTGGGCAGTTCAACGCGCATTCGCTGCTCCCCGCGTTTCCATCCGGCGGCCGAGTTCCTCGATCGCTGGTGCCATGTAATCTTTCGCGACCTTGTTCACCTCGTATTTCGAGGCGAAGTCGCGCAGTTGCTTCCTGTCTATGTCATCTTTTCTCTCGTAGGACTCATGGAAGGCGTTATAGATGCCCCTGATGTCCGGCCTGGTCCACCATCCCCGGTGAACCCCGTTCCAGAACGGCAGGCCGTCCACCTGGATGCCGTACGGGTTAAGCTCCGGCATCGACGAGGTATTCGTCGTAATAACCGGGACGCCGCAAGCCTGGGCTTCGATAATCGGCAGGCCGAAACCCTCCCCGAACGAGGTGGAGCACAATACATCGATCGCCCCATACCACTGGGCCATGTCATCATCGGAGATAAGCCCGGCGGTATAGGAATACTGGTCCACGACGCGGGTGACATCGGTGATCCCGAGATGCTCAGCCAGGAACTCAAGATCCTGGCCGCCCTCCTGGTGGACGCACGTATGCAGCGACAGAAGGGAATCCGGCCGGTCATTGTGGAACTTGGCGAACGCCACCATTACCTCGGGCAGCGCCTTGCGGATCGCGTCATTGTTGGCCATGTTCGCGCCGATGACGAAATTATCGCCGAGCCCCATTTGCGCTCGTGCCTCTTCGCGGTCCTGCGGAAGGCTGAACGTTTCCAGGTTAATGCCATGCGGGACGTACAGTGCATCGAAACCCGCGTCCGAGAACCGCTTGTGCCCGAACTTGGACATGGCGATCAGCTGGAAGACCCCGGCCGCTTCCACCATCTGCCGGTCGGCCGTACTCATCGGACGGCAGTCCGATGGCAGCCAGTGTGCGATCGGCAGTTGCCCGACGATATTCGGGTCGAGCACCCAGATATCGCCGAGGGTGATAATAAGGTCTGGCCTGATCCTCTTGGCATGCTCTAGCAGGGAGGGTGAGCAGTAATTTGCCCCGAAACCAGGGAGAATGGTAATCCCGTTCCATGATGTGGGACTTCCGGTAAGGCCCCAGAAGCTGGACACGGTTATCTCGTGACCCATCTCGGTCAGCTTGGTGATCCAGGTTGCCGTCTGGGTCCCGTACCCCGAGCGCGCCCAGGGACTGCAGCTATGCCAGAGAATCTTCACTCGCCACTCCAAGTAGGTGTATCTTGTGGTATAGTGTTATATATGACAGAATTTCGCTGGATACCTGGTTACGAATGAGTATACAGAAGAAAATACTCTTATTTTCGAAGGGCGACGCTTCTGTCTTACCTGTAAGCGCAAAAGGGGGCTTGATGCTTACTATGCCAGAAAGGAGAAAGGTAAGCACTGGATTCCAGCAGCCGATCTATCTTCTGAAAAGCTAGAGCGTCGAAACGCCCTGGCAAGAGAAAGGGCGCGTAGATATAGAGAACGTAAGCGTAACGCTGATTCCTGAACTTATACTTAATAGGTTGGCGTTGAATTCACGAGAGTGATCGTGCCCGGACCAAGGCCGCCGGAGCCGCCATAGTCCGTGTTATTCGCCACGCCTTCGAAGCTGTTCCCATACCCGATCAGCGCCTTGTTGCGCATGATCTTGCTCTTGATGTTGGCCACCTGGCTCGCGGTGAACGTCAGGGTGAACGGGGTGCCCGAGTTCGGGATACCCGAGTTGGTGACGATGATGCTCATCGGCCCCTGCGCGTTGAGCAGCATCATGTCCAGCGGAAGCTCGGAGTTCGTGGGATCCCACTGAATGCTGCCGTCCATGTTCAGCGGTCCGCGAGCGATGATGTACGGCGTCTGCGTACCGGCGACAATCCAGTAAACCTGGGTGGTCCGCTTGAAGCTGACGTTGAATTCCCCGATACCCGCATAGGTGTTCGTGGAACTCAGGGTGAACCCGAGAGTGGTTACCGTGCTGTTCCAGTTGGGGATCGGGCGGCTGTTTGTCGTCGTGTTCGTGACCGCCTGGGTGGCCACCGTGGAAAGCCACGAGCTGCCCTGCATCCGGATGTTCAGCAATTGCTCGGCATTGCCGGAGAAGTCCAGACTGGAAAGGACGCCGGACGGGTACTGCCGGGCACCGAACGTGTTAGTCGGGGCCGTGCCGTATGTCGCGCTGGTCATGACGTTGACGATGTTGGTAACGTCAGTGAACGTATGCGTGGGAGGCTGCGCGCCGTAAGCGCCGCCATATCCGAGCGGGCTGTTCAGCGCCGCCCAGCGGTGCGTGAACGTGGTGTTCGCGCCGGTATTCACCAGGCCGGTCAGGGTGCTGCCGGTAATCGCCGTGCCGTTAATGGCCGACGGATGCGAGAACCGGGCCGGGGTGTTGACGAAGTTGATCACGTTCGACACGGCGGTCGAGGAGATCAGCACGACCTCGTTAATGTAGGACTGCACGCTGCTCGACGGGTACGTCCCGATCTGGATGTACGCGCCAGCGGTATATGCGGCAGGCGGTGCAGCGGAAAGGGTAAGCTGCGTCCCGCCGACCGGAATGGTTCCGGTGATGGTGGCCGGAGTGGTCGTACCATTGCAGGTCGTGGACATGTCTCCGAACACATTGTCGAAGAAATACCCGTGCGAGTCCAGGAAGTTGGGACCGCCGAACGAGAACGTCGCCGATTCAACGCCGAGCGTCTCGTAGAAAAGGTCGGTCATCGCGCCACGGATCGCGTTGTCCTTCAGGAACCGGGGCGTATCTTCCGGCTCGAAAGAACTCTGCTCAAGCGGGTGCGTGATGACAGGGTTGACCGGGGTTCCGACGGTCTGCTCTCGCGCGATGCCGAGCCAGGAGAGAACACCCGGATATATGTTTGGGCCGCCTAGTGCCACACAGTTCCCTTCTGCTGATAAGGTAAGTACCTATGCAGCAAATCAGGCGTTCATGATTTCCCAGATAGTGACGTTGATAAGCGCGTCATACCGTTTCGTCCGCTCCTCGGCCGTCGAGTCAATGCCGATGCGGTACGTCATCTCTTCGCCCACGTTATAGATCGTGGATGTGATATTCGTATTCGGGTCAGTAATGTACGCGGGGTTTGGCTGCGACGTCCGAAGCGCGAACATCACTGCGTCCACCATGCCAGGGAACACCGGGTCCTGGCTCTTCCCTGACCCGGACGAGAACCAGGTCATGTAAATATCCAGCCGGTGCCGGATGCCTTTCGTACCGGACGAGGTGTTAACTCCGGTATTTCTCGGGATCGTGCCGCCCAGCTGGGTGGACCGGTTCTCCGCGCCATCCGAGGGCCAGATGTAAATGGCCGGGACTTTCGCGTTGATACGCGGATCCGGAGGCGTGATGTAAGCCTGGGCATTCGGCCGGTCATAAGGCATCGGGAGACCGTCGAGAAGCGAGAGAATGAACGACTGGACCGTCACTAGAGGCATAGTTCATCCCTGCGCAATTATACCATTTCTTTCGGCAGAAAGCTAGATGGTGCGACGGAAAGGCTTCAGTACGGATTGCGCCTGGGCGATCAGCCCGGCATAATCCCCGCCGGTACCCTGCGCGTGACCGCCCACGTCGTGAATCGTCGTGGTGGTAGCGCCCCTGGTCAGGGCTTCCGCTGCGGCAAAGAAGATGCAGGCCTGTTCGATGCTCGCCGGTAGCGTCGTGATGATCGTCCCGGCCGGATGCGGGTACGTGATCGCCGGGACGGTCAGGTTCCCCGGCCCGGACGTGGTAGATGCCGCGCTCACCTGGACGGTTTCCTGGTTACCGGAATCCTTGATGATCCCGGTCGCCCCGGTGTACGTATCGAAATAGTTCTGGATCGCCCAGCCTGTCGTGTCCTGCACTGGCAGGCTGGTCGCTCCCGCAAGCACCGCCGAGGTGAGTACCGTATGCGGATAGCCGTTGATGTACGTGACCTTGATTGCGTACCCGTTGCGGCTCAGCTGCCAGTCGATGAAACCGCCGCCGACGATGATCGCCTGGCCGCCCTGAGCCGCGCTATCGGGAGCGACGCTGCCATATATCCCGATCACGGGAACTTCCGGCTCGTAATATCCCGACGTGACCGTCACCCAGTTCCTCGGGAAGGCGTTCGGGGAAACCTGGACATTGGTTACTTCGAGAATCGGCCAGCGAGACAGGATGATCCGGGCGTTGGTTGCGTTCGACCCGCCCCAGTAGGGAGTAGGAACCATGCCGCCCGAAGCGGGACCGACCGTCACCCGGTAATCCGGGCCGTGCAACAGCTCGGTATCCAGGGTGGCCCGCATGATCTGGTTGCAGTAGCCGTCCACCCGAGCGGTGGCGCGCTGGATGATGTTCCACTGCTCGACAGTATTTTCGGCTGCGGTTACGTCGTCACCAACCGGGATCCCGGTCCAGTCGATGCCTGTCGGAGCGTTAGTCAGCGTCACCGGGCTGATGTACGGAGCCAGGCCGAGCGGATTCGGGGTGCTCATCCGTTATCTCCTCAGTAAAGGCTGACTCCCAGTGGCGCTGTGGCGCGGAAATGCGCCGTTCTGCTGTCCCGTATTCTTTCCATCCGATTTTCTGTGCGCATTTCGTGCAGATATACGCGCTCTCATGCCACTTGGCATGCCGCTCGCAGATATCATCGCCACAACTTGCACACTGGGCAATGGGCGAGGCCACCCGAGCTGCCCGCCCTCTTTTCGGTCCGCCACAGCGGCGGCACAGCCCAGGTGCCCTGCTCAATAAGTCCCCTATGTGTTAAGCCTCTTCCGAAGCTCGTCTGTGGTCCCCTTCGCGGAAAGCCCTCGTTCTTTGCACATCTTCTGCAGAGACCGGAAGTCAAGCTTGAAGATGTCAATGAAAGGCTCGGTTATTTCCTCTTCCTGCTTCGGCTCGATGATGCCCCTGGTGGCCATGTCGATGCCGCACTCGCCGCAGAACTTGACCCCGGCCGAGTTCTCGTGGCCGTTCACGCAGACCACCTTGCCGTGGATCAGGCGCGGATCGAAGTTCTGCTCAAGCAGCCACATGGCGTTGTCCGGGATGGACATCCCCGCGCCCTTGGCCGCGATCAGCGCCTGCAGCATCTGAAGCTCATGAGCGCCCTTCTCAGCGCGGATCTTGTTGACATGCTGCTCGTCGGGAGTAGGCGGGATCGCCTCGGGAGTGTTCGACCACTGCGGGTCGGCGTCGATGACATGCTCCATCCGGGACGGGATGCCCTGCTCCTTGTCTCCGGGGATAACCTTGATCACCTTCGGCTTGCGGTCGCCCCTGAGGTAGGATTCACAGGAACTGCAGTCCAGCTTCCATACTTTCGCTGCTACTCCGCGAGTCACGGGTCGGGTGTGGGTATAGCCGCACCCTCCGCTCGTCGCCGGGATCGAGACGCTCATGAGGTCAGAGCGGGCGAAAAGGGAAATTTTAATCACTCCTTGTGCGTTGTGGTATGATGACCAGGGTCATACGTGGTACAGCAGTCAAAGCAACAACGTTCCAGCGCGCGAACGACAGCCATCATCTAGACGAACCGCTTGACAAGCTGCCGGAAATCTGATATAATCCATGGCAGAACAGGAGAACGGCAGAAATCCACCGCCTGCCCTGTCAGGCGGAGCAAAGCCAGATCTTGTTCGCCGCCAAACGCACCTGGCGGTTACCGGGGTCCCAGGATTCCAGGGTGGTTTTGGTTGTCGTTTCCTTTCCCGCCCTGATGAACCTGGGACCCCCTCATTTCCCGTCGCTATCGGGCGAAACGGGATGGCCGATCAAGAAATTACGAGGCGCGGACCGGGTATAAGTGGCGATTTGCACCTCATACCCGAGACCGGTGAGCAGGTCTCGGCATTTACCCTCACTGCCCAGCCTGGCCACCCAGCCGTATATCATGTCGTGAGCCTCGATCAGCACCGTAGGACGGAACCGGGCAAGCGTTTCCATGCCGCCGGTCAACACTCCCAGCTCGGCACCTTCAACATCGACTTTCACCCAGTCCAGCCGGGTCAGGCTGTAATCACTGGTCAGCTCGTCTAGCGTGGTAAAATCCGCATCGGCGGGAGCATGAAACTCCTGGTATGCCGAAACGCTCAGGAAACCCCGGAACCAGTCCGGATAGCCACCTGGTTCCGCAACCGCCTTCTTGACGCACGTCAGCCGTTCCGGATCGCCCCCCCAGAAGCTGTCCAGCTGCGACAGCCTGGCCTCGCAGGGATCTACTGCATAGACCGTGGCTCCCGCCTCAAGGGCCGGAATGGTATATGACCCGATATGACAGCCGATATCTACGACCACCTGGCCGGGACCAGGATGCCAGTACTGAGCGCGGATTTCCCGCTCGTCATCCCACCAGTGCGTCTTGTCGTCCAACTACTTTTCCATCGCGATCGGCGCGAAGTAGTCGTCCATCGTTACCTCGCGACCGGCCATCTCTGATTCCAGGACAGTGTGCAGCCCGCATTTCGGGCATACTTTCGTCCAGCCATGGTAAATCGTATTATTCGAGCAGTGCGGGCACCACCGGCCCTCGGTTCCCTTGCGTACCACGAATTTCTCCGGTCCCGCATCCACCAGCCCGGCGCTTGCGTAATCCTGATTCTGCAGCTTCTTCAATTGCGGACTGCCGTCTTCCAGGTTAACGAAACTTCCCGGCCCCCGCTCGGCAATGAACTTCTTGTCGCCGTCAGCGAAACCATAACAGCCGGGCGGAAGATTAACACGGGGCATTCGCATTCCTTAGGTAGCGGTGCAGATAATGAACTGGAAAGAAGAAGCGGTGCCGTTTCCCGTCGTCGCGTAATACGTGACGCCCTTGGTGGAGTTGTAGCTCTCCTGGGTGACCGGGGTAGCTGAGACGAGCACGCCGTTCGTATTGCTTACGTTCGGGCTGGTGCCCACGTAAACCGATTGCGGCTGGGATGGCTGGTAAAGCGTAAAGTTGCACAGCCCGGATGGCAGGACGAACGCAGTGACCGTGCTGCTCGACGGGACCGTGGCGCTGCCGACGATGATCGTCATAGCTATGCTTGATCAGTCACGATAATGTACGAGATGGTCGCCGGACCGGTAGCCACCGTACCGTAGAACTGCGCCCCGCTGGACGACACGTAGTTGTTGAAGCTGGTCGGGATCGAATGGCAGACCAGCCCGTTGGTGGCGGTTACCGACGTGCTCGTCCCGACATAAATAGTAGCAGCCGGAGTGTTATTCCAGAATGTCACGTTACACAGACCCGATGGCGTCCTGAACAGGGGGACAGTGCTTCCCCCGGAAACCACGACCTGCCCCATTACATAAGCCACAGACCCCCTAGATCCTATCCAGTAGCCATTTAAGGTCTGGGTTGAATTTTCGCCGCAATAGAGCCGCCTGATTCTGCATCCGGGTGGCCCGCCACTCATGGAACTTCACTTCATCAGCCTTGCCGTGCTCATTCTCGGCAATGCTATACGTCTCGTCATGCACGACATCGGCATTGATGCTGTAATGCCGGTGCTCGATTACCGCCTGCGGACAGAACCGGATCAGGCCAAGCCGCTTGCCCAGCTCGGCCCAGACGTTATCTACATAAAAATGGCCAAGTTCCGGCTCGGCGAACCAGCCGAGCGCCCTGACGATATCCGTGGAAATCAGCGGGTGCTCGGGAACGTCGTACCGGCGCTTGTCATCGGGATATATATATCCCGTCCCGCCCAGGCTTTCCAGCATCCCCGTCATGAACAGATCCCAGCCCTGAGTCTCGAAGATCATGTCGTCAGCGGCCAGGAACAGGGCTTTATAGTTATCCGCAAGCTGCATGGCAGCATCGTTAATCGCGGAAACCAGGGTGTTATGTTTTACCGTGATGACCGGAGCGTCGATCCCCTCATAATCGCTGTCATCATCATCGACGACCAGGAACAGATCCACTTCCCCGAGAGTCGTCTCCCGGAAAGACTTGACCGTCTTCTCGCACAACTCGCGACGATGCCGGGTCGGGATGAAAACGCACAGGTCAGTCAAAGTATTGGCCTCTCCAGGCGATGAGTATCTGATTCATAATCCTCGCCCGACCTGGGGCCACGGGTGAAGACCAGGACAAGGGTATCTTCGAGAGCTTTCCAGGCGTGCGGGACTTTCGCTGGCTCGGTTATCAGGGAACCGGGGCCGTACTGTTTCTGCTGAGGCCCGGCCCCGCTGCCGTCGTCCCAGGCAACCAGGAGGCTTCCCCAGGCGATATAAGTCCACTGGACCGTCTGCCGGTGAATGTGATTACCCCGGACCGATCCGGCCTTCGTGAAGATCTCCGTTACCTGGTCGATCGGGCCGGACAGGATATCCTGGATCACGCCCCGGTGATCCTCAAACCGGTCAGTCATTTTTCGGCTCCCGGAATTCGCGTCCCGACCCCTCGCAACGTACCATCTCTTGTTTCTCCGCATCCCACTTGTTGTGCGGGAGAAACACCGGGATCCGCTGAAGAGTTTTCGTCTTCCGCATCTTCTCGCATACCGGGCATTTCCGGTACGTGACAGCGCCGAGCGGTTTAGCCATCATAAACCCCCGGTTCTGGCAGGGGGGTGATGAAGGTTCCCTTGTAACCCATCTGGCGGATTTTCGGGACAATATCATCCGCGATATGCCAGGACAGGAGTAGAGCATAAGAATCTTCATTATCTGCCAGGATCTTCTCATCTACGACGGGTATCCTGGTGCCGGGAATGAATTGCCCGATCTTATCTGACCAGGGAACTTCACAGACGGCGGTCAGGTAATGCTGAATGCCGGTAAAATGGATCAATGGCGTCGCCCTGGTCGTCGCGCCGATCCCGATGATATCCCCGTCCAGGGATCTCAGTAGATCTTGCAGATCTTGCTTAATCTTGTCTGCTTTATCCTGCAGGCTGTCGGGCTCTTTCATCGCCGTCACCCGGAATGACCCGCCGTGAGCCGGGATCATCTCCACGGCGGTGATCGTCAGCCCGTGATCGGCCAGCAGGCCGGACAGGGTGGCCATCGAGTAATAACGGAGATGCTCGTGGTAAATTGTATCGAACTGCAATCCGCGCGAGATGTTATTCCAGTCGTGATTCTCGGTGATGAAAATCCCGTCATCGGCGAGAAGATGCTCGACGCCGCTCATGAAATTATGCGGATCGGGAACATGAGCCAAGACATTGGAAGCAGTGACAACGGAAGCTTTCTGCTCCATCTCGTCAACAATCTTCCTGGCCGTCTTCCAGGTGAAAAACTCCCGGAGCATTGGGATGTCTTCCGACTTCTCCGCCTGCCTGGTCGGCTCGACGCCCAGCACCCCGATGCCGATCGTGCAATCCCGTACGGCTTTCAGGAAGGTCCCGTCATTTGCCCCGATATCCACCACCAGGTCTCCGGCGGAAAGCAACGGCGCGATCTTCTTCGCCAGTCCCCGGAAATGCCGCTGGCGTTCCTTCGAATTACCCGTGGTATACGGATGATCCTCAGCGAACACTTCCTCCTGCGGCGGCACCCAGGACAACTGGATCAGGCCGCAGTCCTCGCAGCGCATCAGGGCGAGAGGATACAGTTTGCCATTGTCATTCTCGGCCAGCGGCTGTGCCCCGAGATTCAGGATCTCCTCGAAGCAGGACCCACGGCACAGGTCGCAGGCCCGGATCATGAATTCTCCCGGTACCAGGCAACGGTGCGTTCCAGGCCATCAGGAAATGAGACCGCTACCTCGTTCCCGAGCCGCTGCATCTTCCTCATGTCAGGAAGGCGGCGCGGGGGAGAGCCTTTCGGTAGTTTGCCTGGGATAATCTTGATTTCCCGGCCATAGCAGGCTGCCACTCCGCAGGCCACCTCATTGATGGTCTTCTCGTCCATCGTCCCGACGTGATAAACGCAGGTTTCCTGCGCCCGGTTCAGCAGCAAGGTGAGCTGGTCAATGCAATCACTGACATAGCAGAAGCTGCGGGTTTCCAGTCCTGACCCCTGAATCGGGAACGGGATGATTCCTTTCGGATGTTCCTGGACCAGCCTGTTCATTCGGATGCAGAATTCCGGGATCACGTGCTCCCGGCCCATGTCCGGGCCGTAGATATTATGCGGCCGGGCGATGATCAGCCTGTCCAGGACGCCAGTTCTAGCCCAGGCCAGGGCCATGATCTCACAGGCGATCTTCCCGCCGCCATAGGAATAGCGCGGGTTGAGCACGTCCGGGACGGTCAGCGGGATCGTCTCCGGAGTGGGGACTATGCTGGCCACCTGGTAAGCCTCTGATGAGGAGATCAGGAGCATCTCCCCGCAGCCCGTCTGCTCGCAGGCCGAGAGGATGTTCAGCATCCCCCGGATGGCAACATCGAGTACCTGTCGGGGTTCAGAGTAAAAGGTCTGAGTACCCTGCAGGTAGGCCATGTGAACGACCGAATCACATCCGTGCATGGCCACGGTGACCATATCCGGATCGCGGACATCGCCGCTGACGATCTCGCAGTTAACACCCGCGAGACGACCGGCTTTCCCTCGGGAGAAGTCATCGAGAACGACAACCTCATGCCCCGAGGAAACGAGCCGCTTAACGAGAGCGGAACCAAGGAACCCCGCCCCCCCGGTGACCAGATATTTCACTATCCACACGCCTCCGACGGGACGGGGTTCAAGGTATAGGACATCTATTTCGGATTATATCCGAAACAATCAGGATGCGCCAGCGTTAATGCTCAGCGAGCCGGTGTTCAATGTTGCCGTGTAAACCACCGTCGCGCTGGCATGGTCATACAGCAGCGGGTTGAGGAACGTCAGCTGGGAAGACGCCGTGGTGGAGTTCACCACGTTCGCTTCCATGCTGGACGTGTTCGCCGTGCTGCCGATCAGGATCGTCGTCCCGGCCGCGAGGCCCGCAGGAACAGCCGCCGCCAGGGTGATAGCCGTGGTCCCCGCCGTGGTGGCAGAGGCCAGGGTACCAGTGGCGTTAGTATTCCGCTGGGCTGCGGAGCAGGCATAGATCGTGGTCGGCATGACCTGGAATTCAACCGGCTTGTTTCCCGGATAAATGGGCAGTCCGTTAAACTGCGTAACGTCCGCGCCGCCAACGTAAACCGGGTACGTCGTCCCCGTGTTGAAGAGGCGGATCGACGGCGACTTGACACTCGGCGTGGGAGTGAAAACCCACGTCGGGGTGACGGCCGGGGCTACTGCCTGGCCAGTTCCCGGAGGAAAGTTAGGCATGATTTCTCCTTAGAATCAGGATTCGCGGAGAATCAGACGTAGGAAACGTTCGAGCCGTAACCGATGAACGTCGCCGACGTGCCTGACGAGACTCCGAAGATAATCCCGCTCGCAGGAACCTGGCACTGGGTCAGCACCATCGAGCCGCCTGCGGGAATCTGGAAGCTGATCGCCGTGGTCGCGGCGGTGCAGCCGGTACCCAGACCGATGAACAGGTTGGACGGCCCGCCATTAGTGACCACCAGGTCGCGAGCATAAGCATAGGTCGCCGAAGTGGATGCCGGGACCGTGTACAGGGCCGCAGACGACGTGACAGAAGTGCCGTTAACGACCCACTGCGTAGCAATTGCCACACGTAACTCCTTTTTGGATTCAGATTTCGCGGCACTACTGCCACGTGATGTGCTGCATAAACCTCAGGACGGCTAATCGGATAACCGCCCTGAGGTTTTTTAATCAGGAGTAAGGCGTAACGTCCGATACCTGCAGCCCCTGTAGAATTCCGCTGTACATAGGTGCCTGGGCAACCAGCGCGCCAAGCAGGAAGATCGAGTAGCGGAAAGTAGCGTCGATGACAGGCCATGCCACACTGATGTAGTCCTGCACCACGGTCATTTCCCATGCATTGTCAACATGACTCCACGTCTGCGGGAGCTGGTAGCTCATAAGCAGCGCGGTACCCTGCGACATCCACGGGTGAACGGTCAGCTTGACGGTAGACCGGGTAACTGGGTTGACAAATTCCGCGACGGCAGCACCGGCACGAATACCCGAAATCTGATCCTGCGAGATGTTCAGCAGGTAGTTCAGCGAGTTACCCTGCAGCAGCATGTCATTGGCAAGCCGCATAAGGTCGCCACCGTCAGCGACAATCTCCGACGGGTCAGCCTTGTAAACGCCGGGAGCAACGTTGTTAAGGCCGTTATTCTCCCACAATGCATCAAGCGCGGTAAAGATCGCGTTGGTCGAAAGGTGAGTCCCGACGCTCTGGTTGATGTAACCGCCCTGCCATACGTTGCTGCCGGTGAAACCGACATTCGCGTACGGACCAGCACCAGTTGCGGAAAGACCGGACAGGGTGGGGATAAGACCCTCCATCCGGTTCGAGCCGCCAGTACCGGTGTCCACGGTCATCGCCTGCGCGGCAGCACCAGTCTGTACGCCCTGCAGGGTGAACCTGATGCCACCGACCGCGTTGGCGGTCTGGGTCCCGGCGAACGAGGTGGTTCCGGCAGTACCGGTACCGCTCTGAACACTAGTTCCAACGGTCAGGTTAAAGTTACCGGCACCCGAAAGCTTGACATACAGGTTGTACTGCTGAGCACCGGCCACCGGACTGATCGTCACGTCCACGACCGAGGTACCGGCGGTGATGTTCACCGAAGACGACTGGGCAGAAGCGATGCTCTCGCCGAAGTAGTTCAGCGCCGTCACCTTCACCAGCACCGAGGTGCCCGTGGTGATCGCCGTCTCGTTCGAACCCGCGTTCCGGGCCGAGACGGTCGGAGCACCGGGAGTCGCCAGGTTCTGCGAAGAACCAGCAAGGAGCTGGTATTCTTCACCAAGCATCATTTCCTGCAGCAGGACCAGGTTGGCCAGTGCGCTTAGGTCTTCGAACCCCTGGCCCTCGAACTGGGCGAGCCAGCTCAGGCTTTCGGTAAGACCGAAGAACCGGTAGGGAACCGACAGCTTGTACTCAGTCTGCGAACCCGTTTTCGGCAGGTTGATCGGCCAGTTGGCGGAAGAACCCGAGATCACGTTGTTCGTGGACTGCACCAGCTCCGGCATCGAGATGTCAACGATGCCCTGGCCGCCGGTCTGCGAGCCGGAGATGCCGAGCAGGCCGTAGACCTGACGGGCCGCACCCTGTCCGGCCGGACGGGGAAACTTATTCCGGAAAAGCGTGTAGACCGGGTAGATCAGCCGCGACGGAGCAAGCAGATCGAAGGGCACCAGGCCATAGGGAACGCCGTTCATGCCCAGGTTCCCGGCCGTGAACGACTTGTTCAGGACCGCGCTCTGCTTGAGCTGGTAGGCCATCGGGGCGAAGTTACGGTGATTCAGGAAGTCCGTAGACATATTGCCGAGAACGGCATCGGTGTCACGGGTACCACGCATCGTGGCGGTACGCACGTCCAGGGCCGCCTGGGTGGCCTTGGTCATGATCTCGCCCGTGTGACGGCCTTCGGTCAGCGGCACGCCACCATTGGTGACATGACCGACGCCCTTGACCAGATCGCGGGCCTTCGTGGTGAACAGGGCCTCGTACTCGGTCCTGCGAGCCGCCCCGGCCATCTGGGCGTTGACGGCACCGACGGGAGTTCCAGCCCCCATCGCGGGGGCAGCGACTTCCTCGCTGCCCGTAAGAATGTCAGCCACAAAATCTCCTTGGCTAAGTGAAAAAAGTTACTTACTCCGACTTTCCCTGATACTTCAGAAGGGCCTGGTAAGCAGCTTCCCTCTCCGAGGGGTTTTCACTTGTACGCCAAGTGCGTTCCAGCTGCCGCATCATCATCCCTTGTACCGACTTGCTAACCTCTGCCTGCTGGGCAATCCCCGCCGGGGCCTGCCGAACAGGATTAATGGCAAGACCGGTAAACGCCGCACTGGCAGGATCGCGCTCATTTGCGAGGGCCTCCCACCGTGCTTCGTGCTTCGTGATCTCATTCTGCTGAGTCTCCCAGCGCTGCTGGTATTCAGCGATCTGCGCCTTCTGAGCCTCAATCTGCTCCTGAAGAGGAGTCATCTGCTCACGCAGGATCTCGCTCATCATGCTCTTCATGACGTCAGGCGTAATAGACTTACTTACATCGCCCGGTTCGTCCAGGCGACGTGCGTCAGCCATACTTGTAGCGTTAGGTGCAGCTACAGCCTTCTGCACCACAGGTTCCAGGCCGAGAGCGCGACCAACTTCTTCAATAGAAGTCAGACCCTGGTCAACCTGCCTACGCAGGTCTTCGGCATACTTCTGCGCCGTTCGCTTGTTCAGCCGATTCCGTGCTTCGGCTTCGGTAATCTCGCCAGCACGAACCTTCTTCTCAAGCTTCTGGATATACTTGCTGATGCTACCGAAGACTTGCTCTTCAATCTCGGCAGCCTTCTTGACCATCTTGCCTACCCCGACCGGGAGCTGCATGGTGTGGCCGTCTTCAACACGGTAAGCGTCCTGGTCCAGCATCGGGCAGGAACTCGGGAACATGTGGTTCAGGTGATCATGCAGCATCGACAGTGCGCGCCGGGCCTTGTCCTTCTCGATCTCCGCGTAGCGGATCTGAGTGGGAACGCCCTGCTGGTCCGGGTACTCGAAACTGGCCTTCATGTGGCTCGGCGACGGCGACTGATGTCCGGAGCCGAGCGGCGGCCGGTCAAACGAATGCGCATTCGGCGCGGACGATGCCACCGGGGCAGCTGAATTCGGGCCGCTGTAACCGCTGCCGTAAGCCGCATGGCCGTCCGTAATATTCGGCCGGTGGTACTTCTGCGGGGAAACCGCGCACGGCGTCGGGAAGCTAGTCGGACCAGGATTAGCATCCCGGAACGCCTTGTGCAGGTCGGCCCGGAAGTCGTTAACCTCGGCCGCGTTCGCGTACTTGAGGGTGACCGCCGCCTGCCAGACCTTCTGCGCTTCGATTGCCTCGTTGATCGACTTGCTGGCTGCCGCCGACAGTGCCTTGCGCTGCCACAGCTCCTCATCGATCAGGGAGGCAAAGTCGGCGTACGGGAAGATCTTTGCTACGTCGGCAGGATGGAATGCCGGGCAGGTCATGTCATGCAGGATGCCCAGATCGGTGTCCATGCCAATCGTCTTGTAGCGCATCATCGCCTGCTCGGTCAGGCCGTCGGCCTTCATGTGCGGCTTGGCCGGGTATTCCTGGAGATCGCCGAGCGGGGCCTCGTTCATGTCAGCAGGCTCTTCCGCACCCGAAGCGGTCTTCGGATCCGGGCACTTCTCTGCCTTTGCGGTGACATTCTTGCCATCATCGCCATCGGCGGGCTTGTTCAGCCATGGCGGCAGCTTCTTGCCCTTCTTGCCCTTCTTACCTTTCGGCGGCATGGCAGCCTTACCGGCGGGAGCGTCGTAATCACCATCAGAATCCATGATGCGGACGCGCTTGCCCTCAGGATTCTCCGGCTCCTTGGTGACATCAGGAGAAGCTTCCTTCTCGCAGTCATCAAGGTCATCCGGATCCGTGTCGCCCGGCTTGGGGATCTTCTTGCCCGGAGTCGGGTCAGAATCCCCGCCTTCGCCGCCGACAGCGCCCGGACCCTTAGCCAGCTCGGGAACAGCCTCGGCTGCCTTGTCATCATCCAGAGGGTTGGCCACGCCCAGCTCCTGTGCCCTTCGCGCGATAAGCCGCTTCGCCCCGGCGACATTCCCGTGACCGGTCCGGGCCAGGTGCGCGGCATTGCCCAGGTCCTCGGTATTGAGAATCGGGTAGCTGCCGTCCGAGAGAGCATTGCCCTCGCTGGCTGCGGTCCGCCGGGTCGCCATGTCGATATCCCGCTTGTAGACAGGATTCTCGGCTTCCATGATTGCCTTGAGGGCGGCATCGTTCTGCTTTGCCGCCATCTTCTTCTGCATAATTTCCATGAGATCGTTCGGGGTAAAGTCGACGCTCAGGTCGATCTCGGAAATGTCCCCGGTGCTCTTGGTGACCGTCTCCACGGTCAGGGCCTTGGCGATGGCCTCTTCGGTGCCGAACAGCTCGCCCGTGTACTCCGCAGTGCCATCAGCGGCGGACTTGACCAGCTGGATGCCGCAGGAGCCGTTGGCCGGGCGGTCCACCAGGGAAATTTCTACCCACTGACCGCCCTTGATGATGCCGCCGCGCGCCTTACCGGTGACATCGCGCTCGATAGTCGGACGGGCAATGCCCACCGAATAGGCGCGCAGAGCGCCCTTGGATACCAGCCGCTTGGCCACCGGCTCGACCACCAGGGCCTTCACCCAGGTGGCATCGCCATCGTGGTCCCAGCTGATCCCGATCCCGGCCGGGTCGCGCTGGGCGTTGTGCTGCACTCGCAGGTTCGCGCCGGAGTTGAACCAGTCCTCAACCGCCTTGCGGGCGAACATGGGATCAACGATCTGCTGGTCGAAGTCAACGGAGCCGTCGCTCGCCTTACCGTAAACGATAAGATCGCCGTCAGGCGTCGTCTCCGTCTTCTCAATCGGAAACGAGGCATACAGGATCTCGTTGTCCTTGGTTAGGGTAGTGGCCACACGGGCTCCCTTTCTACGGTTTCCTCAGGGCGCGTGCGGCCCATCGATCCTTTATGACAAGCACGTAACCGACGTCGGTGAAAACGATCCCGTGCTTCAGTCGCGGCCTGAGTCCGGCCCTGTCACAAGCATTTAGCGCATCAGCCAGGTTTTTCAGCAAAAGACGCTGATTTCTCTTCTTTTTCTTACTCATGATGGGAGGCCTTCAAGTCCTCCCACTCTTTCATGGCACGCCGTGCAGCTTCTTTTACCTCATCAGTCACCTTGACATGACCGCCGAACGCCGTCCCTGCCGCCCAGCTTTTCACGGCGTTAATTGCCGTCGCGATGGCCTGGCTCTCGTCCATGCCCTGGTCCCGCATCAGCGCTCGGGCGGTATTTTGTATATACGCGGGGAGCTGCTGTTTCTCCGGGACTTTCTTGCTCGGGGTGTGCCAGAGTCCTTCCTGGCCGAGCGGGTGGTGCTGTGTAGAAACCACCGGGGTTTCTTCTGACTTGCAGAGCCATGACCGGAGAGCGTCGCTGTCAAGCTGATTCACCGACCAGCCGAAAGAGTTAGCGGCAATCGTGACATCCTGTCCATCGGTACGGAGTTTCACCAGGATGGAGAAAGCTTCTTTCCGGATCTCCCAGCATTCGGCTTCCAGGTTCTTGGTGTTTATCCCGATCGCCTTGTACATCTCGATGCGGTCAAGCAGGGCGCAGTACCTGTCCCGCATCTGCGGCAGGGAGAACCAGGAAACATACATCCGGGACTCCTTTACGGCTTGATGGCCTCGATCGTCTTCTTGCCCCT